AACCTTGACGTCCTTGCTGTCCGTAAGGGTCAAATCTCACAGGTTTACCCTGACTTCTTTCCAGATGGCGTAGATGCCAACGTAGTTGCTAACTTCATTGATGTTGTGGCACGTGACCTTTCAGAGGTTATGGCACCACTGCCAGCGGTCAACTGCTCTGCAGCCAACGCTGTCAACGACAGAGCGCGTGCCTTTGCAGACAAGCGCACTCGAATTGCATCAAATTATTTTTCACATTCTGACCTATCGGTACAAATGTACTCAGGTGCAGACTGGTATATTACATATGGTTTCGTTCCGTTCATTATTGAATTGGACGAAGAAGCAAAACTGCCACGTATCCGCATAGAAAACCCGATAGGTTCCTATCCAGAGTTTGACCGCTATGGACGTTGTGTGGCATTTGCTAAGAGATACCTGATGACATTGGGCGAACTCGTTACTCAGTTTCCAGAGTTTGAAAGAGAATTGCTTGGTGGTCAAGGCTACAAGCAAGACCTTAATAACGAGGTTGAGTTAATTCGCTACTATGACAAAGACCAGTCAATCATCTACTTACCAACACGTCAAGACCTAATTCTTTCAAAGGTCAAAAACCCAATGGGTAAGATGATGGTTGTTGTTGCACGTAAACCATCTGTTGATGGTGAACTACGTGGACAATTTGATGACGTCTTGGGTATTCAGTTACTACGCAATCGCTTCGCATTGCTTGCAATGGAAGCAGCAGAGAAATCTGTTCAGGCTCCTATCGTACTTCCACAGGATGTACAGGAACTACAACTTGGTGGAGACGCAGTTATCCGTACTGCAAACCCAGCAGGTGTACGCCGCGTAGAACTCACACTTCCCCAAGGTGCATTTACTGAGCAGACATTGCTTAACCAAGAACTTCGTGTTGGTACTCGTTATCCTGAATCACGTACAGGTAACATTGATGCCTCTATCGTCACTGGACAAGGCGTACAGGCTCTTATGGGTGCATTTGATACCCAGGTTAAGTCTGCTCAAGCAATCTTTGCAGCCGCACTACGCGACATTATCAGCCTTTGCTTTGAGGTTGATGAGCGTATGTATCCAGAAGAAAAAACAATTCGCGGAGTAGATTCAGGTTCTCCATATGAAATCACATACAAGCCAGCCAAAGACATCAAGGGTGACTATTCTGCTGATGTTCGCTACGGTATGCTTGCTGGTCTTAACCCAGCGCAAGGTCTTATCTTTATGCTTCAAGCACTTGGAGGAAAACTCATCAGCCGAGATATGGCTATGAGAGAACTTCCATTTACTGTGAACGTAACACAAGAACTTGAAAAGATTGAAATTGAAGATATGCGTGCCGCATTACTTGGTTCGCTTACTGCCTACACACAAGCCATCCCACAGATGGCAACACAAGGTCAGGATGCTTCAGAAGTAGTACGTAAGATTGCTGCGGTTATCAAGGCTCGTCAAAAGGGTCAAGCACTAGAAGACGCAATTGAAGCCACATTCGCTCCGCAGCAGCAAGTTCCTCCTGCTGGGGCACCAGAAATGGTTGAGCAAATGTCCCCTGCTCCCGAAGGCGTTCCAGCAGGAGGCGCTATTGCTCCAGAAGGTGGACCAGAAATTGCACCACCAGAGCAAGCACCACCAGACATTATGAGTATTCTCTCTAGCCTTTCAGGCGCAGGAGAAGGCAGCGGAAGCGTAAGAACCGTAGCACGTAGATAATTAAGGTAGGGGACAATGACAACAATTATTGGTGTTGAATACGCAAATCGATGTGTAGTTCTTGGCGATTCTCGCGTTGTAGGTGACTCAAAGATTTACTCTCACCCAGATATGGTTAAAGTTATTACTAATGGTAACTATCTTGTGGGAGTTGCAGGAGATGTTCGTGCGTTACAGGTTGTATTACACACTTGGAAACCACCAGCCTTTCTAGCAAAAGACAGAACTAACATATTTCAGTTTATGGTCAACAAAGTAGCACCATCACTTAAGCAAATTCTTACAGATGCTGGTCTACTTGACTCTAAATCACCAGATAAAGACTTTGAGATTAACATAATTGTTGGACTCAATGGTAGTTTGTTTGAGATTGACAGCGACTTTGCAGTATCTCGTAGCGATTCAGGCTACTACGGCTTAGGCACTGGTGGCGATTTAGCCCTAGGTGCACTCTATGCAGGTGCTACACCTGAACAAGCAGCATCTATTGCTGCACTTAATGACAGTAAGACAGCGGAACCATTCATTACAGAAACTCAGTTAAAGAAATGAGTGCTGAATTCCGCGAAACAGTTGAAGACGCTCTGCGACTTCTTGTAGATACAGACAGCACAGGTAAGAACTACATTGCATCAGGCTGGGTTTTAATATCCGAATGGGCAGATTACGAAGGCAACCGCTTTCTTCACACAGAAGTTAGCGAAGCAATGACTCCTTGGAACGCAGTAGGAATGATGCGCTTAGCCGAAGAGTACAACAGTGAACTTGAAGATACTTTCTTAGAAGAAGAGGATGACGAATGACAACAGCACCAGAAAATCGTGGTGGGATGCGTCCAACAGCACCTCAGAATAATCCTGCAAACATCTCTGCTACAGGCGGAGCAGGTGGTAAGGGAACTCAAGCACCTAAGTATATTCCAGGTATGAGAAGTTTAGGCTCAACAGGAGTAGAAACTATGGCACAGCAGGGTGGTGCAGCGATGGCTGGTAACCCAGTTCCTCAAGTGCAGGCACCTACAAACCCAATGGAATCAATGTTGGCTGGACTTACACCACTTGATGCTGAACCTACAGAAATGCTACCTATTTCTGATGGTGTAGATATTGGTCGTGGTCGTGGTTCAGAAGCATTAAACCCACGCTTGACATCTGTGATTAATCAAGATGAAAACGTAGCACTAATTAAGCGCTATCTTCCAGATTTGATGAATGCTACTCGCTTACAAGGTGCACCTGATTCTTACAAGCAGTTTGTCAACTATCTGAAAAAACAGATACTTTGATGAGATGGGTAGAAAATAACTTCTTTGACCACCTAGATAAGTTTGCTAACTCTCTAGGTTATGACAATTATGAAATAGCAATTCCTTTGGCAATGGTTCCTTGGGAATCACCAGAAGATAGAGATATCTTTATTCTTACTATCACTGGTAATGAAGTACAAGGTGGTAGCCCTGATACATTTACAGCAGCGGAGGTGAAGTAATGCCGTTATGGGAAGACTTCATTAACTCTCTTAAGGGTGCTGCTAAAGGCATCGCATCAATTCCTGGTGCATTGATTGGCAATGTAGCATCATCTGGTGCTCAACTAGGTGCTGCACAAACATTTAAGGGTGACCCAACGGCTGCGGCTGCAGCGGGTATTGCTGCTGAAGCAGGAACACAGAAGGCTTTGCAAAAGGCTGGACTTTCTACTGTTGACACAAGCGTTACAAAGGCTGTTGACCCAGTTCTTTACGCTGCACAGAAGGCTGAGCAATATGTATTCAGTCCTATCATTGCGCGTCCTATCTCAACAGCATTCTTACTTACTGACCCAACTAGCCGTTTATATAAAGATGATGAGTACGGCAAAGGTTTTCAGTTCTCAGATGTAATTGATGCTTACAAGCGAAGCGAAAAGGTTTCTCTTGGTGTATCTCTTCTTAAGAGCGAACTTACACCTCTAGGTGATTTTCAAAGTCTTATTCTTAAAAGCGGTGGCATTGATGTTGCAGATGTTGACTTATGGGACGATGCACAGATTCAGAAAAACTTTCAGGAAAATACTCTTGGTAAGTGGATTACAGGAACAAACGACTTTTTAATTAAGAATGTTGCAATCAATGTTGCAGGCGTAGGTCTTGCTGCAGGTGTACGCGCTAGCGCTATGAAGGCTGGTCTTAATACACGTTTCCGTGTAGGTGATGTTAATGCTATGCCTGAGGCTGAGGATTTAATTAACCAGCACATTACATTCCGCAAGTCTGGTGGAACAGAGGGCAACTTAACTGTCTTTGGACAAGACATTGAAGACCTTGCTGCATCAGAAAACATTATTGATATTACAAGAATTGTTAAAAAGCACAGTAATAACTCTCGACTTCCTGCTCTTGTTAGAGATACTAAGGACCCAGAGTTTGTTCGTGACTTAATTCTTGCAGATAAGGCTTATGCTCCTGCAATTGAACGCCTTGCTTCTGCTGGTATGCGCGATGACCTGTGGGTATTAGGTGACGGTAACCTAGTTATTCAGGGTAATTACATTACAACTGGACAACTTCCAAGAGTAACGCCTGAAACTTCTGCTCGTGTTTTTGGTGCATTTGATGATGCCATTAAAAAGAACCCTAAGCACCAAGAAATTTATGATGCTTTCTTAAGAGAAGTTGAAGACCCAACTACTGGTATTGTCTCAACTGAGCCAACATTTTTTGGTAAGAACTATAAGCCAGCAGAGCCAGTCCTTGGACGTTCAGGGTTTGCTGCTGTACGCTCTCGTGCTGGAAAGATTAGAACTGCTACCATTGAACGCGACTTTTCCAATGTTGGTGGATTTACACAGACAGTACTAAGTCCTAAGTATATTAATGGACCTACTACAGTTCTTATTCGTACCTTTGGAACAATGATGCCTAAGGGTTTTATTACTAACTCAGGTATTCGTCCTCAAAATGGTATCGATGAACTGATTGCTACCTTTGATGATATTCCTTTGTTTACTCGTGGCGACAAGATGATTAAAAACCACGAAGGTGTTTCAATGACTGTTTCTCAATATCGCACTGAGATAATTGATAAGTTCGTATCAGCAAAGAATGACGGCGAACGAGCAGCAATGATTAACAATCTCAATGTAGAGTTAACTCGCGCAATTGCTTTTACTCGTGGATTTACCAACACAGAATTAATTGATAGTTTTGTTGATAATTTGTTGCAAAATGTTTACACTGTACACGGAAATCTAAGCCGTATGGGTACAGCGATGGACCCAACAGGCGTAAGAATTCAGGTTGCCCCTAAGACTCAGGCTCAACTTGCTAACTCAATGCCAGTTTTACCTTTCGGTGAACTTGATAGAATGCTCGCCCGTGCTGCACGTCGTGAACAAAATGTAGTTACAGGTGCTATTCAAACTGGCGCTGGTGTTGCACGTGATTCTATGCGTGGAATATTTGAACTTGGAAACAAGGCTTTCTCTATCTCAGCATTGTATCGTTTTAGTTATATTCCAAAGAACTCAATCTTTGAGCCTCTATTAGCAGCAACAATGGCTGAAGGTAGCAAGTTTGCTACTGCTATGTTTGGTGCTGCAGGTAGGCAGATTATTAAAAACAGCGCAAATTTTGTAATTCGTAATATCGAAAAGTCTAAAACTCTTTTACCTAGTGCAAAAAAAGAGATTCAAAAAGAAATTAAGGCTTTATCACAGCAATATGATATGGCTATTATGAATCGAGATATTACATACGCCAAGTATGAGCAACTATTTAATGACGTTCCTGGCGTATCTCCAGCAACCAAGCGTGAGTGGGCAGATGTAGTCAGGGAAGACTTACGTGCTGCAGAGAAGATGGTTGATTATCTTGAGGCACAACTCAATAGGTACACTGTTGAATACGGTCAGCCCGTTAATGTCCCATCTTTGTATGGTCTACGTCGTAGAATCCAGACACTTAAGGACCTACCAGCAGATGCTCGTGCAGGTGAGCGTTACGCCTCTGAAATTCGTAATGCAGAACTTTTAATTGCTAAGGCATCTCAAACTATTAATACTCTTGCTCCAGAAATTAATGATTTAGATGCATTAATTGCAGCAAGATATAAAGCAATTGGTGATGCTCTTGATGAACTTGGACCTAAAGTTAAAGAGCGTGGAGAGATATTTTCTGTAGCAGAAGGTCGTTACGAATCGAAGCCATTACTGCCAGAAACTGAGTCAATTGTTTTGGCTAATGGTCAAGTGTTTCAAGCACCATCTATGCGTAATCCTAATTACTTTGGCGATGGTTACTTCAGCGAAATCTCAAGTAATAATACAAGAACAATTGAAATTCTTGGTAGCAAAGCAACTGTGGCAAAGTTTAATACAATCTTTAGAAATGGTCCACAGACTATTACTAATGTTGCAGACCCTTTATACTTTGATGAGTTGGCTTATGTAGTCAATACTTTTATGCGTGGAGATATGCTGGTTGACCAGATTCTTG